GAGATTTGATAGTGAAGAAATATATTGGGAAGAAGTTAAAAAAGAAATAGAAAAATTATAATATGAATTACAACACAATACCAACAATATTAGAAACACCAGAACAAGTAAGTGAATTACTTATTACTTTAACTGGTATAGATATATACAAACAAACAAGACAAACCGAATATGTTGAGCATCGAGCATTGCTTTGTCATATATTAAGAAACAAACTTGATATGAGATGGGTAAGTATATCAGACTTTATAAAATCAAAAGGTAAATCATTTGACCACGCAACGGCAATACACGCAAACAAAATGTATCCATTGTACAAAAAAGATAGATTTGATTATTACGATAAACTTGAAAGTAACTTTATAGTTAAATCACAAATAGAGTACAGCCAGATTTCAAAGTTAGAAGTAATACAAAAAAAGTATGCAACATTAGAAAAAGATTATTTCAAAGCAATAGAAAAGTTAAGCAACTACGATAAACAATATTCAAGTGGTTATACACCAAATGAAATAAAATACAGAGATTTAGAAGAAGAACAAAAAACTATGTATGATGAAAGAGCAGCTTTAGTATTAAAGTCTTTTGAATGGAAGCAAAACAATAGTGAGTATGAAATAATAAACTGTGCAACGTGATAGAGTTTATAAAAACAATATTGTGTTTAGCTTTAAGTTTTGGATTTCATTGCATAGTATGGGAAGATGACTATGTAAAGTCTAAATTCTGGAAAGTATATTGGGCAATAGTTATATTATGTTTATTTCCTTTAATTATGATAATATGATAAAAAAAGAATGGCTATTTATGCAAACACCAAAAGAGAAAGCATACCAATTAGTAAAAGCATTTTATGTAGAAACAACAACAAGCACAGAAGCAAAGAAATGTGCTAAATTACATATAAGCCTTATACTTGAAAACGAAACAATAAAACCATCTAACAACATAGAATACTATCAAGAAGTACTAAACGAAATAGAAAAGCTATGAATAAAATAAAATTAACAAATAAAATAAAAAACGATAAGTTTACAGATTATATTTACAATACATATGATATTCAGAATAAAAAAGAAACAATAACTGAAATTAAATTTGACTTATCAGAATTAAATAAATTTAATTGGAACATAGGTGTAATATATGGTTCAAGTGGATGTGGTAAAACTACTATTTTAAAACAAATAGGTGAAATAACAAAAGATAATTTTGATGAACAAAAACCATTAATATCAAATTTTAATTGGTTAAAACCAAAAGAAGCATCTTATTTATTAAGTAGTATGGGATTAAGTAGTATACCAACTTGGTTAAGACCATTTAGATTGTTAAGTAATGGTGAACAATTCAGAGCAGAACTTGCATATAAGGTTGGTAAAGCAAAAGATGGTGAATTAATTTTAATAGATGAATTTACATCTGTAGTTGATAGAGATGTAGCAAAAGCAATGAGTTATGCTTTACAGAAATACATAAGAAAAACAAACAAGAAAATAATTTTAGCAAGTTGCCATTATGATATTATGGAATGGTTAATGCCAGATTGGACATATTCACCACAAAAAAATGAGGGGTCACTTGAGAAAGGGCAATGGCTTCGGCAAGGAAGACCAAAAATTAACCTACAAATTAGTAGGGTTGAATATGATACTTGGAACATCTTCAAAAAACATCATTATTTAACAGAGATGAATAACAAAGCATATGCTCACTACTTGTTTACTTGGAATGATAAACCAGTTGGAATAAATATTATATCACCATTACCATCTGCATATATAAAAAAAGCATTTAGAGAAAGTAGAATAGTTGTATTACCAGATTATCAAGGTTTAGGTATAGGTATACAAATAAGTAAATTTACTGCAAGTATATATAAAAATGATGGAAGAAGATATTATACAAAAACAGTCCATCCAGCTTTAGGAGAAAAAAGAAATAAAAATACTGATGAATGGAGAGGCACTAATGATAATGGCAAGATAAGAAAAAAAAGAAAAAAAGAATTTAATTACGAAAGTCATTGGAAACATAATTCAAGAGTTTCATATTGTCACGAATATATAGGAAAAGAAATAAGTGGCTATGAAGATTTAATATTACCAATAAAAGAAATGAGAAAATCTAAAGAACTAACACTATTTTAATATGAGCAAGAAACTAATACAAAAATAAATTTATAAATTATGGATAAAGAAACATATAAAAAAGTAGTTGAGATATTTACCAGATATTCACTTTGGATTGATGGAGAAGGGGAGTGCATAGTAAATGATGACTATGATAATTTAGCAAATGATTTATTTGTTTTATTTGGAGTTAGCAATCGTTCTAAAAACAATGTTTAATTACGTTATATAATTGAATAAACAAAATACTATCAAATGGATAAAAGAAAAAATAACGGTGGTAAAAGAGAGGGTGCTGGTAGACCAAAGAAAGCAGACGAACTTAAACTTATAGAAAAGTTAGATAACCTTATTGATAATGATGAGGTAATTAAAACACTTGGTAAACAAATCTTCAAAGGTGATAGCAGAGCAATGTCATTGTACTTTGGTTACAGATATGGTAAACCTAAAGAAAGTGTAGACATAACATCAACAGATGGGTTTAATATTAACTTTAAAGATATTATCAAATTTAAGTGATAGAAGTAGACCCAAAGTATAACCCTATCCAAACATCAGATGCCAGGTATTATATTGTTACTGGTGGTCGTGGTTCTGGTAAATCGTATTCTATAAACTTACTTTTGTTATTGCTCACTTTTGAAACTGGGCATACAATCTTGTTTACAAGGTTTACACTATCATCTGCATACATTTCTATAATACCAGAGTTTATACATAAGATAGAAACACTAAACTTACAACACGTATTTTATATAACAAAAGATGAAATACGAAATAAGCTATCTGGTAGCAAGATAATATTCAAAGGTATAAGAACTTCTAGTGGAGACCAGTCTGCAAATTTGAAAAGTTTAACAAACGTTACAACTTGGATAATGGATGAAGCAGAAGAACTTAATGATGAAAACATATTTGACAAGATAGATTTAAGTGTAAGAAACCTAAACCAAAAGAATAGGGTTATACTTATTTTAAATCCAGTTACAAAAGAGCATTGGATATATAATAGGTTCTTTGAAGATAAAGGTGTACAAGCTGGAACAAACTCAACCAAAGGAAATACAACCTACATACACACAACTTATTTAGATAACATAGAAAACCTATCTAAAAGCTATTTAGAGCAAATAGAAAACATAAAGAAACGCAGACCAGAGAAATACAAACATCAAATGCTCGGTGGATGGTTAGACAAAGCAGAAGGTGTTATATTTACGAACTGGAAAATAGGTGAGTTTAAAAAAGTAGGTGTAAGTGTCTTTGGTCAAGATTATGGTTTTGCATCAGATGAAAATACATTAGTAGAAACTAACATAGATACAAACAACAAGATAATCTATTTAAAGGAATGCTTTTACTTGAAAGGTCTTACCACATCACAGATAGCTGAACTAAACCTTAAACACGCTAAAAATAGTCTTATAGTAGGTGATAGTGCAGAACCAAGACTACTACACGAACTGAAAGCAAAAGGGTGTAATGTAGTCAAAGCAATAAAAGGTCAAGGTTCAATTACCTATGGTATAGCTTTACTACAAGATTATGACTTGATAGTTGAAGAAAACAGTATCAACCTCATCAAAGAACTAAACAACTACTCCTGGTTGGAGAAAAAGTCTAAAACACCACAAGACAAATTCAACCATATCATAGATGCAATCAGATATGCAATCTCATATCAACTACAAAACCCAAACAGAGGTAATTACTTTATATCATAAAAGTTATTAAATTATTTGTTGGTATGTTATTTATTTGTATATTGCAATATATTAACTAACAAAACAGATATGAAAACACCATTAGAAAAAGCATACGACAAATTAAGAGGATTAGACATAGAGTATAATTCAGAACTACTAACCATTATGAGTAATTTGGCATCAGAAGCATTTAGTGTAGGTTATAACAAAGCGGTTAAGAACACACAAGAGGTTTACAAAAAAGTCTACGAACTATAAAACAAAAGAATATGTATAGTAATTGTTGTGGTGCAGAAGCATCTTATTTAAGTGATGAAATATGTGGTGATTGTTTAGAACACGCAGTATTTAACGAAATAGAAGAATAATGAAAAAATTAATAAACAGATTTTTAGTAAAGAAAAGCATCAGACCATACAAGGTTGTACCTTTATCAACTGGTGTAATTGTAGAACATTACCGTAATGGTAAATTAAAAACAGAATATTATGAATTGGTATGAAACCCCAGATTACCCAGAGTATGAATGCACAGAATGTGGTGCAGATATAGACAAGCCAGGAGTTTGTTCTGGCATTTGCCACGAAGCAAGTATGATTTAGTTAAGTTAGTTAGTTTTGTTTAAAAGGTGCATCAGAAATGGTGTACCTTTTTTTATTATATTTACCTTACTATAAAAAACCATTTTAAAAACGTTATATAAATATGAAAGTTGAGTTAATCATTCCAAGTAACCTATCAGAAATATCTTTAAAGCAATATCAGAAGTTTCTAAAAATACAAGAAACCAATGATGATAGTTATTTCTTACAATGTAAAATGATAGAAATATTTTGTAACCTGGATGCAAAAAGTGCAAGGTTATTAAAACTAACAGATGCAGATAGAATTGTTGAGATTATCAATAATATGTTTGAAGATAAACCAAGTTTAATAAGAACATTTAAAATAGGTGGTATTGAATATGGTATAATTCCAGACTTGGATGAAATGAGTTTAGGTGAGTATATAGATTTAGATACTTACATTGGTGACTGGCAAAATATGCAAATAGCAATGAATGTATTATACAGACCAATCAGTAAAAAGATAGGTGACAAGTATTTGATTAATGAATATACTTTAGATGCAAAAGAAAAGTTAGAAGAAATACCTATGGACATAGTCTTGGGGTCAATTTTTTTTTTGTACAATTTAGGAATAGACTTATCGAAAACTATGGTGGATTATTTGGAAGCACCGCAGATGGACAGCTTGATGCGGGAACAAATTTTTCAAGAAAGTATGGATGGTATCAAAGCATCTTCACTGCACTCGCTCAAAACGATATTAGAAGACTTGAAGATATCACTAAACTAAATGTACATAAATGCTTATACACTTTAGAATATTTAAAAGAGAAAGCAGAAATGGAAGCAAAAAGAATTAAAAAGAATTTTAAATGAGCCAACAAGGAATAAGAGGGTATTATCAACTTACCTCAACGATAGAAGAACAATTAAGAGGTACTGAATTTACTAATACAGTTTCTATTGGTGACATAAGCAAAGTAAACCTAAACAAGCAAGACATATTTCCATTAGCACATATGATTGTAAATAGTGTTTCAGCAGAAGAACAAGTGTTGAGGTTTAACATAAGTATATTAGCTTGTGATATTGTAGACCAATCAAAGGATGTAACGACAGATAGATTTACTGGTAATGATAATGAACAAGATATTCTAAACACGCAGCTATTGGTTTTAAATAAGCTAATACAGAAGTTAAGGATGGGTTCATTGCATACAGATATGTACCAACTTGATGGCAATCCAAGTTTAACACCTTTTAGTGATAGGTTTGAAAATGAACTTGCTGGATGGACAGCAGATATAACAATACTAATTTACAACGATATATACATTTGCTAATGCAGTTTAAAAACGTAGATGAAATATTAAACAAGTATGGTAAATATGTTGTGCAGCAATCTAAATCAAACTTAACCAAAGATAAAAAAGGTGGTGGTGATTTATATAATTCAATTAGTTACGTTATAGATAAAAGCCAAGATGATTTTTTGTTAGAATTTCTAATGGAAGATTACGGTGTATTTGTAGATAAAGGTGTAAAGGGTAAAACTTCAACCTATCCAGAAACAAGTGCTGCATTATCTAAATTTCAATATGGTAGTGGTACTGGCCCAAAAGGTGGTTTAACAAAAGGTATCAATGCCTGGTTAAAAAAGAAAAGGTTTCAGTTTAGAGATAAAAAAGGTAGGTTTATGAGTTATGAAAGTATGACTTATTTAATAGCAAGAAGTATTTATAACAAAGGTTTAAAAGCAAACCTATTTTTTACAAAACCATTTGAAGCTGGGTTAAAAAGATTACCAGATGATTTATCAAAAGCATTTGTATTAGATATTGAAGATGGTATAATATTAGGAACAAAATAAATTATGGATTGGACATTAGGCATAGCATTTCATTACCCACATAACAGATTTATGTTAGGTTGGGAGTACATCGCAAGAGATGAAAGATACACATACACAACAATAAGGTTCTATTTATTTATAGCAACACTAACATTAGATTTTTAAGATGGCATTACAATTAGCATTAAGAAACCCACAATTTAAATTTATAGTAGCAAGTGCTGGAGCAAGGTCTGTTGTTTGTACAGTTACTATTGATGGTACATTAAGGTATACACTAACAAAGAATTTACCTTTATCTTTAGTAGCAACTCAAACAGTTAATTTTGATATAGCAGAACTTGCAAGAGATTACATAGAGATTACTTACCAAAGTGATTATGTGCCACAGACTGTTGATATAGAAACAAACCTAAAAAGCTATAATGCAATAAATGGTGGTGGTGCTGTAATAGATGAACCAGCTACAATAACAGATAGAGGTTTTGAAGCCTATGGAACATTTGAAGAAGAAGTAAATCCAACCGTACCTTTTGGTAGAACTACACCAACCTATTTAATACCTATCAATGAAGATACAGATACCTTTACAATATTTGCACCTAATAACAGAGCTGGCAAATTACCAAGCATAACTGCTTTAAATGGTTTAGTGGTAACACCTTATACAAGCACAGATACAAGTATAACAAATGTTGATGGTGTTGTATGTAACATTAAAAGAATAGATTGTACAAAGTATGGTGAGGGTAACAAAATAATCTACATAAACAAATATGGTGTGCAACAAGACTTGTGGTTCTTTTTAAAAGAAACTAAAAACCTTGCACGAACTAATGAGGGTTACAAGTCAAATACAATAACCTATCCAAGTGGTTCAAGTGCTACATATAATGTACAGAATGCACCAAACAAAGTATTCAACACACAAGCAAAACAAACACATACTTTAAGTAGTGGTTATTATCCAGAGTTTGCCAACCAACAATTTGAAGAATTACTATTAAGCGAATACGTTTGGTTATCGACTGTTAGAAAAGGAAGTGGTGTTATCATACCAGTTAAAGTTAAAACCTCATCAGTAGCCTTTAAAACAAGTGTAAATGATAGGTTAATAGAATACACAATGGAGTTTGAAGAAGCCTTTGATTATATAAACAACATTAGATAATGCGTAGATTACAATTATATATTGGTAATGATAGAGTTGATTTATTCAAAGATGAAACGGTTTCACTTACACAAACAATCCAAAATGTAAAGGATATTGCAAAGGTGTTTACCGAGTTTACACAAACATTTGCAGTACCAGCATCTAAAGAAAACAATATAATATTTCAG